ATGCCGACCAACGAAGAGAAGCTACAAGAATTTCTTTTGTTTCTCGATTACATAATCAAGAAACCGTTGACAAAATGAAAGCTACTAAAAAAAAGAAAACAGGAATCATTACTCCTGCCGATGCTAAGAACTATAGAAGTTATGCTCGTATAATTAGGCAACGAGCACAAAAATGGGCAAAAGAACAAGGAATTAATTTAGGACAGCAAACTCTACACGTAGACCATAAATTAAGTATTTTAGATGCCTGGCACGCTGGATTATCAGCTGATGTGGTCAATCACCCTGCTAATTTACAGATACTGGAAGCAAAACAAAACAGTAGCAAAGGATCAAAAAGTATTCTGACAGCAGAAGAATTGCTAAGATTAACCGAGCTTTCGAACTAGCTGAACCACTCGACGTTTAGTTCTCTTATTAGCCAAACCAGCTAAACTAACGACATGACCTTGTTGTTCTTTGATATCTTTTACATTTAACGTAACAAGACTATATCTAAATTCACTCCATGTACTCTTTAGAAATATATTAATGGGAATTAATCTATTAGATTCCCACCACCAAGTGTCTGCTTGTTCTAAGAATCTACGTTTGTGATCTTCAGTTTTAAGTTTATTAAATGCATACATGCTAACAATATCGTCATCATGATTTTGAATGACGCCAACATAATCACTGTGAGTATATTTTATGAAGCTAATAAACGGATAATTTTCTAACAATTGTTCCAAACTCAATGACATAAATATTAGGGAGACGGGGTTTAAAGTGCAATCAATCTCAGGATATTTATATAACCAAACGATAGACCTGGTAATTTTTGAGGACGCTGTACCCAATCGGGAGAATACGCTAGTGTATGCAAAGCCCTTACAAATTTACAAAGGCATCGACAATAAAATAAAGCTTTTGATTAAGAATCAAGATCAAAAATTACGACAGTTAATTGATACAACTGTTGTTTTTAATCTTATCTCAAGTGATAATCATGAACTTGTGTTCAGTCGTTCATGTATTATTACCAATGAAAAAGGTGCTGCTTTTGTAAAAATAGAAGAAGGGGACATAGTTGATGTTTCTGCTGGCGTCTATAACTATAGCATTAAATTAATATCAGGCGAAGGTGAAATCAACGTAATATATGCCGATGATAACTATAATGCTCAGGGGCAAGCAAGAGTAGTTGATAGTGTATATCCACAATTTGTCCCAAGTCTAGAGCCTAAACTAGGACCATTCTATAACAATAATCCTAACAAGCATGGGTATAGTGATGGAACATACGTATACACAGATGTACTGGAAGTTCGTGATCGTTCTAAATCAAGATACGGTCAACAAACTGTTCAGTATAACGCAACAAATTTTAATGGAACTGTTTGGACAGAGGGTAGTTTAAGTCCTACAGTAACTGCATATCCAACTGATTGGTTTATGATCAATGATAGACAGTTTATTGATTACAACGGGTCTATATACGATAATTTTGATGGCAAGTTCAGTTTAATTCGCTTTAAGATTCAGACTCAAAGCGGGTCGCTCAATAAAATTCTTTACCGTCCGTAATAAATCTGCTATAATACAACATGTTTGAAATACAGCAAGAACTATTGGCACACTTGCCTGCCAAGAGGAAAAGCACAGCCAGTGGCTGGATCAGCTTTAATGCTCCTTGCTGTCATCATAATGGACAAAGCAATGATACTAGGGGTCGTGGAGGATTACTGCCTGGGCAGGATGGTAACACTAGCTATCACTGCTTTAACTGTCACTTTACTGCCAACTGGCAACCAGGTCGTCGTATTAATCTAAAGATGCGTAAGCTTATGAGCTGGCTAGGTATGGCGGAAGATACTATCCGCAAGCTTAGTCTATTTGCCCTTAGTCAACTTGATACTAGCATCGAAGTCAAAAAAGAAGCAATCAAAGAGCTTCCAAAATTTGAATGTAAAGAAGTATGTCCAGGGCAAGATCTATTAGACTGGTTTGTGACAGCAGGTGTTAGCGATGAAGATATCGCACAAGCAGAAACTGTTGTGAACTATCTCGATCTGCGTGGGTTTGGTAACAAACTAGACTATTTTAAATGGCATAATGATAAATCTACGCCAATGTATAATCGTGCTCTAATACCATTCACTTGGTTAGGGCAACCAATGGGATATAGTGGGCGTAGTATTGTACCAACTAAACGAAAATACTACACAGAACATCCACCTCACTTTGTATTCAACTACGATAGACAATTACCCAATGCTAAATTCTGTTTGGTAGTTGAAGGAGCAATGGATGCCATTGCAGTTGATGGGCTGGCTATCCTAACTAATGAATGTAATGAGTCGCAGGCTATGATTGTTGATAGTTTGAATCGTGAAGTTATTGTTGTTCCTGATAGAGATAAAGCAGGCACAGCATTAATCAAAGCAGCTATGGAATATGGGTGGAATGTGGCATTTCCCGAATGGGAAAAGGATATCAAAGATGCAGCCGATGCAGCACAGAGATATGGACAATTGTTTACTATGAAGAGCATATTGAATAGTGTCGAGACCAGTAACCTAAAGATACAACTTATGAGCCGCAAGTGGATATCATAATACATAATGACATTTCTTCTAGAATAAGTGTATACTGTATAAGGAGAATGAATGTCGAAATCTTATGAAACTGGAATACAGAAGTTATTCATTGAAATGATGTTGTCTGATGCACAGAGTTTTGTGCGTGTGCAGAACATCTATAATGTTGAAAACTTTGATCGCAGTCTAAGACCAGCAGCTGAGTTTGTCAAGGAGCATTGTGAGAAGCACAACGCTATGCCTACTATTGAGCAAATTAATGCTGTATGTCGCACTGAATTTCAGCCTGTGCCTGGCATGAACGAAGATCATTATAACTGGTTCTTAGAAGAGTTTGAAGGCTTTACTAAGCAAAAAGAACTAGAACGAGCAATTCTTAAAGCAGCTGACTTGCTGGAAAAAGGTGAGTATGATCCAGTTGAGAAACTGATTAAGGATGCGGTGCAGATTAGTCTAACAAAGGATATGGGTACAGATTACTTCTTGGATCCCCGCAGTCGTTTGCTGCGTATTAAAGACAACAATGGGCAAGTATCTACAGGCTGGTTAAGCTTAGATAAGCTGTTGTATGGTGGTTTTAACAGAGGCGAACTTAACATCTTTGCTGGTGGATCAGGCAGTGGTAAGAGTTTGTTCATGCAGAACATTGCAGTTAATTGGGTGCTGCAAGGTCTTAATGGGGTGTATATCACACTAGAGTTGAGTGAAGAGCTAACCGGTATGCGAATTGATAGTATGTTAACCAATGTTGCCAGCAAGGATATCTTCAAAGACATTGATAATGTTGAGATGAAACTTAACATGATCAAGCGTAAATCCGGCGAACTTCAGATTAAGTATATGCCAGCACAGAGTAATGTAAATGATATTCGTGCTTATTTGAAAGAGCTACAGATTAAAACTGGCAAGCGTGTAGACTTTGTGATGTTGGATTATATGGACCTGCTAATGCCAGTTAGTGCTAAGGTCAGTCCTAGTGACTTGTTCGTTAAGGACAAGTATGTTGCAGAAGAGGTTCGCAATCTTGCAAAAGAGTTGAAGATCTTGCTAGTAACAGCAGCACAGTTAAATCGCAGTGCAGTTGAAGAAATTGAATTTGATCACAGTCATATCTCAGGCGGCATCAGTAAGATCAATACAGCAGATAATCTGTTTGGTATCTTTACAAGCCGTGCAATGCGTGAGCATGGCAGATATCAAATCCAGTGTATGAAGACACGAAGCAGTAGTGGTGTTGGGCAGAAGGTTGATCTTGAGTTTGACATCGACAGTTTGCGCATCCGTGATCTTTCCGACGATAAAGAATATAAAGAATTTAAGAAGAGAGGTAGCACTATCTTTGAAAGCATTAAGGCAAAGAGTCAAGTTACTCAAGCAAGTGCTGCTGTCCCCGATCAACCGGGTAAAATTATTGCTGATGTTAACAGCAGCAAATTAAAACAGATGTTAGCCAATATTAAAACAACATCATAGTTTTAAGTATTGATCAATGTCCATAGCAGTTACGTTTTTTCTAGTTACTTGTAAGAACTGACTGTTATCTTTAGATTTCATTTCTCCTTGCCCGACAATCACTGACGTATTACTATATCTAATTGGTTGATCAATCATTAGATCAACATACTGTCCTTCGCCTACTCCCAATGTGATAAAATGTATATACTTTTGTCCATCACGTTTAAATACGCGACTATTAGCTACAATGCCCGCAAATTCAAATTTATCTAAGTATAAATTAGTCAATCCCATGTTAGGCAGAAAATCTGGGCTATTCCAATATCCATGTTGTTTAAAATTTTCGATTGGATTTTCCGTAATCCAATTGCTGTGACCTAAATCTCTGAGATCCCATCCACTGCGTTTAGCTTCATTCTTATAGACCCAACGTGCATAAGATCCCTGACAATGCTTAAGTGATGCTTTCCAAAATTTCTGAGGGTTGTGTGCTTTTTGATAAGCCAATGCCCATATCAATCTACCAAGATTAACTGCATGAGCACGACATAAACCAAATCCACTTAGGCTCTGCATTTCTCTGAATATAGCGTCCTTGTCAGGATGATTTCCTAATAGGTTCATAAAGTTCATAACTTTTTCTTCGTTACGCTTAGCAAATGCACGGCGATACATATCTGCTTCATATGCGTCGACTGATATTAGTTTCATAATCTTTTCGATGGCATCATCCTCGCAGACGATAGCAGTGTCCTGCACATTTTTCTGAGTCCAATCATGAAAGAAACTGGCTTTCTTGCGTCCCTCGATGGCCACTGGTCGAACTAATGCTGTAGCAAACACGCAATCGTAAACTGATGTTGGTTTGATTGCTCTAAATAATCTACGCATAGCAGGACTTTCACCCTGCGTTACTCCTAGCACATCGCCACGTTGTAGTAACTCTGCTGTTTTAGCATCTTCCTTAGGATACTCATGTATCATGCGAGTGTTGTCAATTTCCATAAGTTGACTAAGTCCACGATTAGCCAATATATCGACTTTGAGATGTTCCAAATCTTCAACTTCATTCTTGTCTAATAATATCAGATTATCATCTCTAAAAAGACTCTTTGGTAAAGCACGATCAAATACAACAATACCACCACAGTGTTTTGATAAGCATCGCTTCTTACCTATTAATTTCTTTTCAATACGTTCTGCTTCTTTTACATCGACGCCCAGTTTATTATAATCTATTTCCTTGGGTAATCTACCTTTTGCTCCAAGTCTCTTAGCAGCTTCCCGACGAGCTGATTTTTCTTTATACATTACGTAATTACTAATCCTTGCACTTTTACCAGGCCAAGCATCAAAAATACGCTGCATAGCTTTAGCTTGTAGATAATGCGGGACATCGATATCTACATCTGGCAGATCATCTCTCAATGGATTTAAAAAACGAGCCAGTGGTATGTTCCATTCAACAGGATCCACATCTGTTATGCCCATGAGATAGCAGACAAGACTGCTACCTGCTGAACCTCTAGTCATATGTGGGATGTCTTTGTTTAGATCTAAGACTTTTCTTATTTTAAGAAAATAATCTGTAAAACGCTGTTGTATAATGATTTCAAATTCTTCAGCTAAACGATCTTGATATTTTTTATCTGAGGGACAAGTTCGACGAAATTCTGCCAGTAATGATTCTATCTGTTTTAAATCGGTTGCCATATAATTGCCTTTGTTTTTGCCTGTGGAGTATTTAAGAATACACAATTACTACTATAGATGTTTTGATTGTATACTGTTGTTTACAAATAAATAAATTGGGGATTGATATTGCGTAAACAGACTCGTAGCATATTGGATGAGATTAGTGGTATAGTTCCACAACGTGATCGTAATCTTGTGATTGAAAGTCGTGCCAACCATATTATTAATTCAGCCATTAACCTTATACAGATGATTAATGAATCATATGATGGAGAAGATGCTGCTGAATTAGAAAGACGGTTAATTAACAGTATCCGCGGCCGAGACCCCAACAAATTTGCCCGAGGGTTGAGGAAATTTAGAGATGAAAGTAAATGAAATAACTGAAGGGTGGTTTGATTTTGTTCGAGGAGCAATGAATCCACGAAAACATTTAGCTGTACCTGGTGTTGCTACCACAAATCCCCCTACTCCAGCTGGTGTTAAAGATCCTTATCTACATAATGAATTATTAAAGATGGGAGACGAAGCCCTAGCTGGTGGCAAAGAACGTGCAGCTAGAATGACACCAGATATTAGAAAACAAATTGATGCTGCTCGTAAACTTCAAGGGTCAACGGCTGTTGATTGGGCTACACTAGACAATCCACCGCCCCCAACTACAACCTCAGACATGCACACAATAGATACTCGTCCCACTATTTCAGGATTGAAGCCCGGCGACCCTGGGTATGATGCTGTTTACAGAGCAGCTAAATTGGCTGGACATATATAAATGAAAGTAAGTGATATTACAGAGATATTCTTTGAAGCAGATCAAGCAACTGATCCAAGAATACAACAATTGCAGGATCAAGTTGATGCTAGAGCAAAAGCAAATATTGATCCAGCTTATAACCGATGGAATGTCTATGCTGAAAAAATTCCTGACATAAATGATCTTGCTAAGAGTCCACCTGATTACTATAGTGAAGTAGTTGAATTTGTCTCTAGAATAATGGGAGATCCAATACCTGCTAACATTGTATACCCAACTGGTCCGCTTAGTATTGACTCAGTTAAACAAGTAATCTATCAAGTTACAACTAATCATTTCAACTTAAAAGCTGCTAAATTATGGCAGGAAATCAATCCAACCTAACCTATTTTTAAGAACTCTGTATAAATATTAACAGCGTAATACGCAATATATTGGAGAATTAAAATGGCAGATTTTTATCGTACAAATGGCACCGTTGGTACAATTGGTACTTTCGTTAGCTTCATGGGCAAGCAGCCAACATGCTATGGCATTAAGGTTGCTGGTACAGCTGGTGCTAAGGACGTAAGTGCAGAGCTTGGTCCAAACGACGCAGTAGCAGGCATTCTAAAGGCAATTAGTGCAAATGCAACTATTCTTGCTTATCAGATTGAAAACAATTCAACTGGTAACATTAGCTTAATGCTTGAAGCACCAGTTGAGTTTACAGCAACTAACATTCGTGACATCATCCGTAACAGCGGTAATGGTGCCGGTGGTTATGGCAATAGCAGCCCACTATTTGATGCTGGCCAGACACTTGTTACCAATGTTGGCTTTAAACTAGCATACTCATAATATAAACACAGAGTATATTTAGAAGGGGCAGTAATGCCCTTTCTTCATGACTGTGGTATAAATACTTACAGCGTATTAACGCAATTTTTTGGAGAAATAAAATGGCTTCTATTGCAAGAGTAAATGGAACACCAGCAAATGGTAGTTTCTATGGTTATCAACCCGTTGTAGTTAAGATTGCTGCAAATGCAAGTGTATTCACTGCTGATTCAGTAAACGGAACTACAAAGGTAATTACAGAAGGCGGGTATTCACAGGCTGTAAGAGCAGTACAACAGGTTGGTTCAGTAATCATCCTAGGTGCTCGCGATGCAGACTATTTTACTGCTGTATTTGACGGCGCAACATTAAATAATGGCCCAGGTGGAACTACAAGCGGCACATTTGGTGCTCTCAAGGATGCACTTGATAGCGAAGTTGGTGGTGCAACTTGGACTATTACTACAAGCACAGTTCTTAACGGTGCTGGTACATTCACTTACGCCTAATAGGTATTTGAATATTAGAAGGGGCAGCAATGCCCTTTCTTTTTGACTGAATTTCACCAACACTAAGTATGTCGTGAGCAATAACCCAACATACACCTGTTATACATTATTTGACATTCCGGACAGAGGCAACAGATCTCAAACAAGAAATTGGAATACTCTAATTCAAATTCTCAGTCTGAGAACACAACCTTTTATCATTAAATTTCCTGCATTTGTCAATGATGATTTGGCTAACTATAACTTTGGCGAACAGTATGTAGGCGAAGCTAAAATATGGTCATTTGAATTTGAAATTGAGCATCCATATTTGTTCGAAGTTGACAACGATCCTCTGGCCAATTTAAAAAGCGATACTGATCTAGTTCCATTGGTCGATTATAATAATTTTATTCAAACTCCAAAATGTTTACTAACCACAAGTTCATTGTGCAACATTTACTATGTTTTTAATAAATAATTGATCAGGAATGCCTATGACAACACAACCTACTATACCAACAGATATAGAAAAAGAAAGCTTAGAGGCTCATGTTGAGTTGTGTGCTCAGAGGTATGATGCTATGAAGGACAATATGGAGAGAATGGAAACACGTCTCACTAATGTCGAAACAATTGTTAAACAAATAAAAGATATGTTGGTTGAGAAGGAAAACAAGGCTTATATAAAACTACTAAACTTAGGCATCGCAATCATTGGCTCACTACTTACGGCACTATTGGGACTTGGCATCTATTTAATAAAGAATCCACCAAACTGATCTATTGACATTGTGTATTTGTAACGCTATAATAAAGTATGGCTCAGAACAAAACACTTGATAAGATCCAAACATTCGTAAAAGAGCAGATTAGTTCGACGCAGAGTTCATTAGTTATTACTGAAACTGCAAAAGGCTTCAAAGTGAATGATATTGCAGTTCATCAGACTGATTCTGCTTGGGTTATTAAATCTGCAAATGGTTCTATTATAGGAAATTTTAAAAATCGAAGATTGGCTGTATTAACTGCTGCTTTGACTGTAAAGAAACTCTATAAGTTTTTACATATAGTTTCGCAATTGGATAATCAATTAACTTTCCTTAAGCATGACAAAGCATTATTTGAACGTAATATTGATAGGAAATTTAAGAAAGAAATGTTTGAAGATAGATATAGTAGGACTATATTTGAATTATCTCAGGTATATGAACAGATATTTGAATTAGAGAAATCCGTTCACTTACAATAAATACATTAAACAAGGATTCTATCATGTTCGTCAAAGAATTTGGCAAAAACTTAACAAGTAAAGAATTAAACGCACAATTAGAAGGCGTTTATAAGTGGCGTTTGAATTTAGCAGAGATGAGTGAGATGGATGCTCACAATACGCTTGGCAAGGTTTCTACAAAGATAAGAAACATTAAGAACAGCAGTCTTGCACATCAAGCAGAGCGCAATCCACAGTTTATGGAAGCAATGCTTGTAAGTCAGGTCTTAGAATCTTGGTTAGGCGAACGTGCCACTATGCTTGCAGAACGCACTTTATCACCTGGCGAAAGCAAGAAGCGTGAAAAGTATGTTAAGGGCATGAAGAAAGTTGAAGGCAACTTTGACAAAAAGTATGGTAAGCGTGGCAAGGATGTCATGTATGCTACTGCTACTAAAATGGCTAAGAAAGAGTCTGTTGAAGAAGCAATGAATTTCCTTAAGGGCGTTCTTTCTGGTAGCAGTCAGCTTAACGAAGGTGAAGTTGATCAGGCATCAGCAATTGTCGCTGCTCGTGGCATGGTAGACGAAATTCAGAAGATGGTAGAAAAGATTGGCGCAATGGTCAATGAAGAACTACCAAGTCTAATGGATACAATCCGCGATCGTGTTGGGCAGGATCAGGCAGCTGCATTCGGCGCCGCTGCAACTAACTCGCTAAATCCTTTGATGGATGCTGTTAAGGCTGCAAGAGAGCAGATGGATGCTGCTGCAAGAACTGTTGCTGGTGAACAGCCTGCTGCAATGGGTGCTCCAGCTGCTGGCGCTGCTACTATTGGCGGTGATTTAGGAATGGGTGCAGCTCCTGGTGCTGATCTATCAATGACTCCAGGCACAACTGAAATTCCTCGTGCAGATGATATTGAATCCGACACTGAAACTAGCGATGCAGCAGCGGGCGGTGATCTAGAATTAGGTCGTGGCAAGAGAGCATAATATGAAACTGTTGGAGATTACTCCAGATTTTGTTCGTAGTCAAACTGGTACATTACTAACTATTCTCCAACATCTTGAAGCCACATTGGGTCAAGGTGATTCTGGGGTAATGACAGCTAAAGTTCCAATGGATAAAGTTTTATCACTGATGCAAAATGCAGGATATAGCTTTAACTATGGAACTTTTGTTCAACTGTATGATCAAGAACCAAGAATCCAAGCTTTAGTAAGCAATTATAACGAACAAGAACTTACTATAGGTAGAGCAGCAGAAATTACATCAAATGATCAAAGCATTGATCCTACTGCAAAAGTAGATCAAATGGCACAGGCAGCAGCTAAGAACATTAATAGATAATCTGATAAGTAATTAAAATGGATGAAAGACCATGCTATCAGCTTCTAATTTAATAACTAATCAGATCAGCAACACACAGGTAGAAACAGAAATCTACCTAATCAACATAAACATTTTAAATTATATTGCACGATCTCCATACACTGGACCTAATGTAATTGCCATTGATGCTAACTCCAGCGTTATGGTAAACAATGTTGAAGTTATTGGAACACCAATGACATCAAACTCTGTCTATTATGGAGTATGGCAAGGAGCTATTGGTAATAATTTTAAAGCAGCTGAAATGCAAACGGTTATTGACAATTATAAGAAATTAGGCTATACTATAAATCGTAAGAGCGCGGATGGAGTTAGCTTATATTGGTTGATCGGCTGGTAAGATTCAAAGAAACTTTTGATTATAAACCTATAAATCGAAAACAAACAAGTGAAGGCAGAAAATATCAAACGCCTGATGGTAATGCTGTAGCCAGTGTTACTACTATCTTGGATAAGACTAAGCCAGAAGAAAAGAAACAAGCTCTGCAGGAATGGCGAAATCGTGTAGGTCATGCACAGGCTCAAGCAATTACTACAGAAGCAGCTAGTCGTGGCACAAGTATGCATAGTCATTTGGAGAATTGGCTTGCATTTGGTGAGATAGAAAAGAAAAGTAATCTTGTTCATCAGCAAAGTGCTTTAATGGCAACTAAGATCATAGAGGAATATCTAAATCCTCATCTTGATGAATGGTGGGGAAGTGA